CCATTCTTGAATTGTTGGCATAATCGGCTTCAACTAAATTAAAATTCGCCCCTAATGGTATGGTTTCCAAAACAGCGCCATAAATATAACCGTCCCATTCCATTATATCAATGGTGAAATTGTTTTCCCCTTCAACAAAAAAAACATCAATGTTAGCTGCCATAAACTTTCCCCTTTAACAAACTTAAAATAACATTATCGCTTTCAATCATTTCAATTGAACTAATGTAATTATTAACTAATTGGTTGCCTGTTTTATTTACTTTAACTTCCCCATATTCTCCGGCTGAAATTTCTTTCATGTAATAACAATTACTAGAAATAATGTCAGACTTGAAAGTTTCCAAATAATCGGTTTCACAAATCAATTTAAAAACAGTGTTATTTAATATCACCGTTTCCCTTACGAAATAAAACCTGTTTAATTCTGGAATGTGACAATAATTATAATCTTTATAATCAACAGACGAAACAGTTTTTAAAACAATTTCAGGCGATCCAATATCAGTATCAGATTTTAGATTTATTGTGAAATTTTCAGCGCTAGTTAAAACTTTATTTATAACGTTGTCCCCGTCTAAAGTTTTATATAGTGTTAGCAACATTTTGTAACCTCAAAAAAAAGGGGACGCTTTAAGCATCCCCTGATTAATTTTACGGGGTGATTATTCCCCTACGAAAAACACAACAAAATTCTCATTCAAATCATTATAAAAACCAGCATCGAATTTATAAAAATTTGTATAAAATTCTGCTTTCGGATTGTAATTAGTAGTTACCCGACGATCTAGGTTTGAGACTCCGATTGTTTCCCGATCAAAAATAACCCCGAGAATACCATCAACCGATACACTCAAATCAGTTCCGCCAGCTTTAACAATGTTAATCGCAGATACTTCACTGAAAGCGTAATCAGTGCCGCTTCCCTGCCAGTAGGGGACGGTTTCGTGATTAGGTAGCGTTACCCTATCGGGGTTTTGAATATTGCTAACTAGGAACGTTTCGGACGCTTTAGCAAAGTCTGACAACAGAACCAAATGTTGCATATCTTTCGGGGTGAATTTCTGTTTTGCCCCAATGTTAAACAGGGTAGAAACCCGCGCCATACGATCAACATACAAACCCATCGTATAAGTGGCATACCGGATAAAGTCGGAATCAGTAAGAACTTTATCTGCGGGTAGGGTAGTCCCGTATTCAGCATTATAAAGGCTCAACAGGTTAACCGCTTTAACACTGGTTGTGGCTGTATTCAAAACAGTACCATCAAACAAACCATCATAAAGGGTTTCACCAATCATGTTGTTAATGGTTCGCATGATTAGGGCGTCTAACTTAACAGTCATTGAATTTTCTACGCTGGTTGTAAGCATAGAAAGGAAACCATTCAATTGGTTAGCATTTGAGAAACTTTCTTTAACTTGCATTTCAGTAAAGGAAAGCGGAATTTCAAAAGTAATTTTACTGTTAAAAAACTTAACACTAACTTTAGGCTCATAAAAAAAGTTAGGGGAGTATTCTTGGCCCGCTGTTAACTTCCATGAATCGGATTCGGTAGCTTCCGGCATTTCGGTAGAAACTTTCTCCAAAACAGAACCGAACTCCCAGGAGTCCATAAGAACGGAAGGGACTCCGCCAGCGTACAAACGTTCGGAAAAAACAACTTTCCCGATATGGTTAACCAATTTTTTAACGTATGTATCAACGTCATCAGCATTAATAATTGATTTGCCAATATCGACAATGTTAGAAAGATCCTCTTCAACAACTAGGGTTTCCCCTAGCATTCCTTTTGTCGCTTCATTAACAAGCGCGTAAATCTGGGTAACTTTCATAATCATTTTCCTTTTAATAAATATCTAACGTTAGATAACCTGCAATATCGTTCATCACAGATTTGATGATACTATTCTTTACTCCCATACTCAACAGTTCATAAGCCTGTTTTTGGTTTATTTGTTCATCTATCAACGTTCTAACCGTTTCCCCGTCTAAGTCATCAGTTCCGTCTGTATTCAGTCCCCCATCGTTAATCAAATCTTCCGAATTATAAGCCGAAATTTTATTAACGTCTGATTTACTATTCAAACGGGTTTCTGTTTGGTTAGTTGTTTCTGTAACTTCCCTTCGGCTGTTTGGGTTATCCGTTAACAACTCAATTTTAACGCGTGATTCCCACCTATTTTGGAAATTCAAAACCAACATTTCGGCTATGGTTAGGATGCTGTTACCTTCAAACGCTAAAAAAACTTTTTTGCTCCCATAGTTAGTTATCAGAATTAAGTCCATAATTGAAACGTTATTAATTAGAAACGGGAAACTTTCCAACTGATTTATTTTTTCAAATAAACTTTCATTTTCCAAAAAATCTTTTAACGTTTTTTCAGTCATTTTAAACCCCTTCTAATTCAGACAACATTAATAGAAGTATTTCCCGTTCTTCATTGGTTAACGTTTCATCATTTAACATTTCTTCAATTTCAGATTTTTCTGTTTCCTTATTCGCGGTTTTTTCTATCTTTTCGGGTAATGATTCGTTCAACGATTGCGACGATGATTCTCCAGATGAAATTTCTGTCGTTTCTTCTAATTGAGTATCTGATAAATTGCTCCCTTCTATTTCGGCATTCGGTTCTAGTGAGTTTTCGCTGTTTTCTTCAACGTCTAGCGTTACGTTTGGCGCTTCCCCTGTTACTGTTACAATATCGTCAACCATTTCTTTATTTTTCTTATTCCAAACCGAACCATAATCAATGGCGATTTCTAGCCCGTATTTTTCATTTATTTTTTCAATGGCTGAAAGGCGGCATTTCATCATATTATCAATGAACGGGTAAAGTATATCATCCCCCTGGTCTATTTCCCCTTTCGTTACCCGTTCCCGTTTCATGTTGAAATTAGCATCTAAACCTATTTCGTTAAATAGGCTCGCTTTAATATATTGGTGGTATTCAATTAAAGTAGTAACCGAACTACCTTGTTGACTTCCCCCCGATTGAATTTTAACCCCCTCGAACATTGGGGAGGAACCGACTACCCCAATATCGCCAGAAACTAAATTCTCAATATATTTATCCGCACTCGCTTTAGTCTTATCGTCGGTTGCACTTATCATGGTTTGTAAACGGTTATTATATCCGTTTAAAATCATGTTTATATCGTTTTCAACCAACATAAAATTATGCTTATTAAATAGCGGCAAAAGCCCCTGTAACGAATCGTCGCTTCTAATTAAAACCCCGTCTGTTTCAACGTTTAAAATTTTGTTGAAATTTAGAAAAATGTTATTGATTGTTATTTTTTTGGGATTTCCGTAAACATCTTGCTCGCCCCCCAAATGACCCGCAAAAGCATAAAGTTTACCTTCAACTTTTGTTATGAAAGCATAACCGGAAGTCTGTAATATTTTTTCTAATTCCTGATACGGTATTGATTCAGGAAGGTTTTGATACTCGAACATTGAAATAGTTTTCGCCAACATATAGCGGTTGTTTTGGCTAATGTTAGATGCTTTATCTTTAAAATTATACATGGGTTAATCCTTATCAATTCGGCTGCTTAATTTGTTTAAAGCAATCGTATTGTTGTTTAAAGTTTCCCTGAAAGCATTTAAAACACTTTCATATCGTTTAACCGTTTGTTGATTAGACCAAAACAAAGCCGCACAAACAGCAATGGGAAAACCTAAAGTTTCAATCATTTCACTGAAAACTACAACGTCCATTAACTACCTCGTTTACAGATTTTCAAAAAGTTGCTAACTGTATCGCCAACATCATTATTTTGGTAAAAAACCCGATCTGTTTTAAAGAACCACAAAACCCGTTCCTGCAACTTATTAACCGGATTGTATAGATTACGATTATAATTCAACATTGGGTTAAAGTCTAGCGAGTATATTAAATCGGTGTCAGGCTCTTTAATATCAGTAGTTTTTACATGAATGAACGTAAAATAAGTTCCGTTTAATTCAATTATTTCACACTGAAATATATTAGAATCAAACTCTATAAAGTAACTAAAAAGAACATTTTGAGGTTTATATTTATAAGGTAAATGGGGATAAATATCTAACTCCCATGCGCCGCCAGTTATCATTTCTAATTTCGGATTATCAAAAGCAAAGTATTTATTGCTTTTTTTATCAGTTTTAACTGTAGCGCAATATTCAACCGCTACGGTTAATTTAGAATCGCCGTATTTATAAACGTCTATACTTCCCTGTTCCATTTTAGTTATATGTTTTAACCCCATTTCATTAAAATAGGGGCAAAACTTACTTACAGTATTCCCCAACATATATATTTTAACGTCATCCCGTTTTCTGACAATTGTTGAAACCGTATTCATAAACAAAACAAATTCATCATTTAAGTATAAGCGACCTGTTAAAAATTCATCGAAAACAATTGTTGAAATACTAGGAAATGACGTTGATTTATCATGTTCCCCGTCTGACAACGCGAAAGTAAACGCTACCACGTCTAAATCACTGTATAGTGCTTTCCCTGCCTCGTTGTAATTGCATAGGTAGAATTTACCGGCCCAATAATGAACCCCCGTAAACATCCCCTTAGAAAGTCTTTTAACTTCCTCGTTTTCGTTTATTCCTGAATATAAACGTTGCGCTCTTCTACCTGTTATGTCTTCTTTCCAACGTCTAACATACGCCATTTGTGACCCATCATTAAAATAATTTATTAATGATTTACGCAATAGGGCGTATGTTTTACCGTTGGAACGTTCGCCAAAAATCATATTATAGGTGGCGTTTTTCTTATCAATTTTTGATGTATTATAAAAAATAGTCATACGTGTTTTAATCCTTTATAAATGTAGCCTTTCGAAAGGTTTTCTAAAAACTGTTTATAATGATCTGCTATTGATAAAGTAAAATCACAACTCTCTAAATGTATGCTAGAAAGTGGGTTTATTGTTGCGGTTTTACCCTTATAATCAGTGCATTTGAATTTAAGTTCATCATCAATATATGTATGCGTCATTTTACCTGTTCTTTCAGCCGGAATATATAACGAATCATTGAACATTTCAAAAACTTTAGTTAAATCCCCGTTGGCGTTTTCGATCATGTAATTTATGCCGTTTTGTTTACTTAACCCTGCAACCGTTATTTGTAGTTTCCCGTTTGATTCTACTAGATAACGTTTTGCTCCTAATGCTTTAAACCTAGTATATGTTCCCTCAAAATCCCAAACCCCCAACGTTTTAACTTTCCCGTATTTAGTTTTAGGCGATAATAGTTTTTTATCGAACCCGTAATAATCACACATTGTTTCCATTTTATTAATAATAACAGAATCAAACCATTTTATATAATCGGTATGGTCATCATAATTTAAAAGTTTTAAACTATCTGTATCACTATAAATATAATCTTCCCCTATTGCTACAATTCCAGACCATAAATTTTTCCTAGCATATGCTGTAACCCATAACCCCCACGCATAATAAAGAAATCTGTTTTTAGAATTATTATAGTTTTCAATTTCTGTTTCAATATCTACAATTTCGGTTTCCCAATCTTCCCCATAAATAGCGTTATCTTTTACTATATCGGTTACACTCATTCCATAAATAGAATTTAGCATACCTTTAGATAACATATATTCGACCTCGCTCCCTTCAACATCTTTTAAAACTGTTTTATCCTGATACAAGTCTAGTATTGATTTGATTATGCTTTTAGGTAAATAGTTTTTATAAGCGTATATAACATTAGAAACAGAAATTGTGTCCCATTCATAAACCTGTTTAATTATTTCATAGTCAATTTCAGTTACTGTTGTTATAAGTTCATCAGCTTTAGATATTCTTCCGTTGTTAATAGTTGGATTTGAAAGTTTAAAACATTTTGACTCACTTATATATGTTTCTTGTTTTAATTTACTTACTACTCCGGTTAATTTTAAATCGAAAACAACCGCATGTTTATCACAAATTTCTTCTAATTCATATAAATCTGAAACTTCTATAGGTTTAAATCTGCTCATTGGGAATTTTTCAGCTACCATTACAGACGGGTAACTAGACGTGAAATCTATGCTTGAAACGTTGCTTAAAGTTTTTCCGCTGTAATTTGCGTTCGCATGGGTAAACCCACCCATAAACGCTCTTTTTAATTGAATATACGTTTTTGAGTCAATTGTTAAATCTTTCATAATATTACGGTATCTGATATATTTACCTTTACTACTCTTTCTATGGTTTTTATTTGTGTGATAGCATTCATGGCGAACGTGCGACCTAACGCGCCCAGTATTAGTCATAGGAATTTTTACTATATCCCCATACATATCTATCTGTTCCGAAATGTATGCTGTTATTATGGTTATATCGTTTCGGCAATAGTCCATTTCAGAAACACTTAAAGGGGTTTCAGGAGTTCTAACCAGACTATAATCTAAATTCCCAACCAATTTTTTAACCTTATGAGTTACCAAATTTTTAGCGGTATTTTCTAAACTAAACCCGCTTAAAATATAACTATCCCGAAATTCAATACCAAGTGAACATAGTGCTTTAATTGGTTTTCTTTCCCCCACTGCAAAAACTTGCGGCCATTTAAAATAATGCCGCATAAACTGAAATTCATAACCAAGATTATGAACGTAAACAACCAACCTACGATTTAAGTTAAGTTTTAAAAGGGTTTGTAATTGCTCACAAACCCATATGAAATCACTCCAATTTCTGCCATAAAAAACTTTATTTGTGTGGCCTAATCCTATGGCCCATATATACATAAAAGCAATTTTTTCATCCTGTTGTTTTGTGCTGGTTGTTTCAATATCAAACCCGCATGGTAAATTTATATATTCTATTTTTTTATTTGTTTTAGTAGTAGTGAAATCCAAATTATTTATTTCACTAATGATTTCATTAAAGGGCGTCATTTATCACCTAAATTAAGCGAGTGAACCAACTTTGGCCCTTATAGCTGCTTTTAGTTTCGTATTCTTTAATCGCCCCCGTAATAGCGTCAACCATTGAATCAACATTTGATGTTGCGCTTCCTAAATCAATACTTTTTTCTTTAGTGTAAACGTTTATCGCTTCCCATATTTTTTGGTACCCTATTGCACTGGCCATATCGTCAACCGTTCTTAAATATTGTTCAACCTTACTAGAAAGTTCAAAAAACTTTGAAGATTTTTTACGTAATTCTTTAATATTTTTATATTTTATTCCAGTGTTAGAAGCTATTTCTTTTAATGCGTTATTGCTCCCCCTTATAGTAGAAGTTTGACTGTTGATAAATTTATTTAGTTTTGCAACTTCCTTTTGTACTTCATTATATGTTTTTCCTTTTACTGAAAATTTAACCGCCCCATTTTTTAAATATTGTTGATACGCTGGACTTTCTGTTAAATTATTTTTTTCTAATCTTTTTATTCTTTTATTAGCAACAGATGCTTTTCGTGATGCTTCTTTACGATACGCCTTTATTTTTTCAACTTTTGCAATGTCTGCGGCTGATTTAGGTTTATCTTTTAAAACATAGTTAGTATTATTCCCGTTCAATCCCGGTTCTTTATCTATCTTAGGTTTATTGAACATAATTTTTTGATCTCAAAAATAAAGAATGAAAATATATTTTAACAGAATCATAAAGTTAAATCTGTTATTTTTCAAACTATTACGGTTCTTTTTCGGTTCGCCATTCGGTTCGCAATTCGGTTCATAGTTTTTAGTGTGAAGCAACAGCGCTTTTTTCGTGCCAGGTTTATTTTTATTTTAGGGTTGACAAATGGTTTTGAGGTTTTTTGTGCCAAGTTTTGTTGTTGAGAATGGTTCGCATGTAAAGCAAGTTTCGTGCCAAGTTTTTATTTTTTTCGTTGTTGAGAATCGTTCGCATGTAAAGCAATTATCGTGCCAAGTTTATTTTTTTTCGTGAATGAGAATCATTTACATGCAAAAATGGGGGTTTGGGGGGGGGG